TCCCAAAAAATGCAGGGACTTCGGTTTTATCTGCTATATGTGAATCTGTTATTACAGGTCTGAAGTCTGTTAATGCTTCTGATTATACAGATACATTTAGTGTTTCACCTAGGACTTTAGATATTAACGGTCCTAATGTTTTAGAAATTGAAGATAGAAGTCATTTTGTTGGTGTAATATCTTGCCAATTTTCTACTAATGCCTAGTATAATAAAGTAGCAATACTTATTTTATGACTAGAGCAATTGAACTTTTGAAGAGTAGTTTTGGTGTAAGCCAACTATATCAACATGATGTTAAAAAAGACGATAAACTTATTTTTAGTGTTTATTGGCATCCACTTACTATTGCTGAAAGAGAATTAATAACAAAAAAATCAAATAGTGATGATGCAAATGATTTTGCATTATCTTTAATGATTACAAAAGCATTAGATAAAAATGGAGATAGGCTTTTTCAAGATGGTGATAGAGCATCTCTAAGAAGAGAAGTAGAAGCAACTGTACTACAAGAGATACAATTAGCAATGATAGAAGCTGGTCAGACAAAGGGGGTAGAAGAGGCTAAAGCCGAATTAAAAAGCTGATAATCAATGGAAATTTATTTTTTCATTAGCTAAAGAGTTAGGAAAAACTGTTGTTGAGTTAACAGCAACTTTAACTGTTGAAGAAATGATCGGTTGGGCTGCTTTTTCAGAGCTTGAACATGAAGAATTTAAAAAAGAACAAGAGAAAATGCAAAGAGGTAGTGCTTTAAAGAGTAGAAAAAGGTAAGATATAGAAAATGTTTTAATTCTTATAAGAGTGGCTGATTATAGCGTTGACATTAAACTTGCTGTTGCTGGAGCCAAACAATTAAAAGCTGCTCGTGCAGAAACTACTGCTTTAAGCAGAGAAATAAATACTCTTAATAAATTAACTAATAAACAAAGTAAAACACTACCAAATTCTTTCAATACTTTAAATAAAGTTTTAGGTCAAGCAAGAGGTAACTTAAATAAAGTCGCATTAGGTACAGAAAGATACTTTCGAGCTATAGGTGATGTTATAGATAAAGAAAAAAGAGTAAATCAAGCAATAAGGAGACAGGCAACTGATTTGAAAGTAGTACAAAGATTAAA